ATTTTCGAAACTTGCGGGCCGTGTTTCTGAACATGTGATATCCCTTGAAGTTATAGCCACGCCGGCCACGTTCGATCCAACCGGTATAGATTACGTTCTGCCCTGGATGTCGCTTTGATGTATCGAGCACCAGTGTCGGATCGTCCCACTTGCTGGCCACCCGAAACGTGACGCTCTTACGAAGGAAGCCGGTGATCTTACCGTGACCCGGATAAAGCTGCGATTTCACATCGTCAACCATTTCTTTACCTAATTGCTGCAAGCCAGTTTTCACACCCCTGTTAAGGTTGCCGCGCGCGTCTTTAAAGATAGGGCCGCGCATATGCACTTTAACATTCGGTGTGTTGAAATTACCCAAGCGCGGATCATTTTTCATTAGAAAATAACCCCCGATGTATCGGTGTGGGCTACGTACCGCGCCAGACGTCGCAGCGCATTTTTTACTTCGCTAGCCGGATATATTGTGGTCGGTGTACCGAATGATTCTTCTGTTGTGATGTCGCGTGACCGGTACTCTATGCGCGCCAACTCTAGACAAGCCTGTTTTACATCGTCGGGATAGGTGTAGTAATAAATTGCGTCTCCGCCCGTATGGGCTGCGGCGGTGGTTCCGTGAACCCCGCGTACGACTGTAAGATTTACGCCACTGACCGCTTCGACGTACATCTGCTCGGTGCCAATCAAAAGTGTCTCGCCTTCTGATACATCAGACGATCCGGCGGATAGAACGATCGCCGTGACGCTGTCGGTGATCGTCGCGTTTAATGTGACGCCGGTATCTGCTGAGGTATTACGCCAGCCCCATGTTCCCTCGATGTGTAATACCTGTTGGCCGGCGCTCAGTGCTTTGCTTGTGTCCTCATTAACTGCAAGGAAAAGCTTCGGCGTTGTATTATATGGCTCTAGAAAATAATCGTTCGCGTAACCCTCAGTCCAGGTTTCAGAGCTGCCCCTGGCGGTGTTGTCGTAAACCGTGACGCTCGTTATCGATACGCACCACCCGCCAAGAGTTAACACATTAACAAGCCGATCGACGGGCGCGATCCCGTTACCGGGCGCACGATAACGCGGTTCGTTCCTAGTACCGATATCGAATACTTTTGTCTGAATATATGGCCCCCAAGTATTCAGACCATCACCGCCGACGTAATCATCCATCCGCCGGCTGGCCGCTTGCAGCATGCGCCGAAGCGCTACAGTGTCAGCGGTCCAGTTTGACGAATACGACGTGCCGGCCAAATAATCCCGCAGGTCTGAAACGTCGGCGTAAGTATGATATATCTCGGGCATCAGTTATTTATTCTCATCCGCTGCGCTGGCGTCTTTTTTAGCTTTTGGTTTTTCCTCTTTTAGCACCTGAAAGGCGTAGGCGTATTCTTCGATAATCGCTTTCGCTACTTCGTAATCCTGGCCCACGTCATAAGATACGACGCTGCCCTCGATAGCTACTGGTTCGATACATCTAACTTTTGGCATCACGGTCTCCTTTTTATTGTGGCGCGCCCGGTAGGTATACTTTACCGAGCGCCCCACTGTCAGAGCGGATCGAGAGTTTCTACAGACTCGATCCGCCCCGTGCGACTTATTAGGCCATTTTTAATATCTTGAAAGCTGTCGGCAGAAGCACCTCTTGGTCGTTTCTTTCTGTAGCCAAAAAGCCCACCTGGCCTGTCCCAGCATACAATTCCGATAATCTTTTGATATTTCTTCCCTCACGGCGAATGAGTCCAAATTGGTTCCAGTCTCCAAGAATGGCAACTTCGTTCCCAGTGGCCAAAGTGGTAGCTAGGTTCGTTGTGTTGTCGTTGTTGATGACTTGCTTGCCCATCAGTTGGGAATACGGGTCTTGAGCAAGATCCGCGATCCCCCTGGCGCCGGCGGTTGTGACACCGATCCCAGCGATAGCGGAACTGATAGTCGACGGCATAACCCAGCGACAATTATCGCCGCGATGTTGTGCTGGAACTGCTGCATAAATATCCAGCAAATCTTGCGCAACTAAAGCTGCGGCTGCTGCTGCGGTAACGTCGGCAGCTGCTGAAGCCAATACCACATTCGTGATATAAGTATCGATGTTCTGACCGAACGCCGTATCAAATAGCTCGGATAAAATCTGAGGCATATTTGAAGCAGAGTCTGCAAGCAACTCATCGGTTACACGAGACAGAACGCCGAACTTCATTATGCTGAACGAAATCCCCGTAAATGTTGGAGTTTGTTCCGCCCCCGTTATTGCGCCGCTCTCTGCGATCACCGAAACCGAAACACCGCCCACAGTTGGGATGGTTCCTGAATCAGTGCCCACGGTAAAGAGACGACAGACTGGCGCGATCTGGTTTCCAAAGGCGCCGCTGTTAATAATCGTATCTGGCTCCGTCCACGACGGAACGGTGAATCCGCCGTCCGCGTTTGTGGTCTCGTTCAAAATCTTGATATATTGAGCCGGTGCATTTTTCTCAAATGCCGCATCAGAACTCGATCGCATCCATACCTCGAAGGCTTTTTTGTAAAGCTGTTCTTCGGCTTTCATGTTTGCGCCCATGTGCTGGCGAACCCATACAGGTTGAGCCGCTGCGGGTAATTCTTTTAACCAGCCGGCTGGCTGGAAGTTTGCATCTATTCCACCGTTACCGATAGATCCGTCCATACGGGTATCGTTCTGCGCCCATGCCTTTTGATCCTCAACACTTACGGGCAGAGTATTCACTGGCATATCCATTCGTGATTTGAGATCTTCAAATCCCCGAACAGCCTTTGTTTCAGTGTCGTATTCATCCATAAGCCCGGAAGCCTTGTCTATCAGCTCGCTCGCTTCGTTGTGCTTACCTTCTTCGATTAACTTCTCGGCGTCAGCGTGTAACCCTGCCGCGTAAGAGGCCTTTTCAGTTGCGTTCATTATGAACCCTTTCTTTTAGTCCTTGTTTTTCTGCAATCGGAATCCCAGCATCCGCGCTCGCTCTTCGGCGAGTTTTTCAGATACCTGCTGACGTTGCTCGTCCGTGACCGGCGTCCAGGCTTCCCCGATTATGGGCTGGTCGTCAGTGGCGGCGATTTCATCAACGTGTTCCGTTACTTCTTTTTGATCGGCAATTTCAGATCCGTATTGCCTACGGCGGCGGCGCTCATCTTCGCGACGCCCTAAGATTTCATCTGCTTGATCTGCGCTTAATAATTCGGGCGCCTCATTTCCGGCCGCGTCTAAGTGGCGGCTTAAATGCCTATATACACCGGCACGGTCGGCGCCAGGTATTGACGATCCACCCCGCGCGCCGTTCAGCGCAGCGATCCCCGCAATGCACGCTCGAAGGTTTGCATCACTGGCACCACCATCCCATTGGTGGTGCGGGAATTTATACGAGCCCTTGCTGGCCGGATCTTCGTCGGCGTCTACATATGCGAACATTTGCCGTAACACCCCGCGCCCCGCATCGTTCGGAATAGCTGCAACTGTGCGCGGCCCATTCCAAGCAACATCGGTTTCTCCCGTGGCACGATATGGAATAGCTACCTTGTCATCTTTTGCGCTGACGGTAGTCGTGCCCGGTGAGGCCCCGCGAATGACTGAGGACACCTCGACCCAATCGACATCTGAAATGACGCGCACCGTTCGCGCGCCGTCATCTATGGAAAGAATTTCAGCGCCGCCTTCTGGGATATTAAATCCAACGGACCATTCCTTGATATACCCGCCCGCCACGTTAGAGAACGTTTCGCGGCCGAGCTGCGTGTCCATATTAAATTGAATTTTGTTATAGAGCCTGGCGCTGCCGTCCATATTATTGACGGAATAGGCATCTAGTACTTTACCGACCACTTTGGAAGTGTCGTGGCCTTGCAGCACAGTGACCGGCATATTCATCGAGATGGAATTATTAAAAGCAGCGCTGTCTATCACGTCGCCATCGGTATCGATCAAGCCCATGCTATTCACAAAGGCTTCAACTATGCCTTGAGCCTCATCTATTAATTTAACATCGGTTAATTCGACACTCTTATATTCCATTTTACATTTCCACTTCTACCGCTGGCGCGGTCTGTAAGATTTCCAAGCCCGCACCTACCGGGCGCACCTCTGGCGGGAACCAAAACAGCCGCCCGTTCGGGTGATCGATAATGTCGTAAGGCTGATCCCGCGTTACGTTGTACCATTGCAAATGTCGCTCGGCGCATGTGCGATTAAATGCATCCCCTGGCGCCACGTATTTATCATTGGAATCACCGTCTGGGTCGTATGCCTGTACCCACTCTTCACCCTGCTCTTGGACGTATGCAATGCTCGCGGCGTTCTGAGCCTTGGCCATTTCTGTTCGGGCGATCGCGCGTGTTCTGTTGCTGTACGCATCACGGGCAATTTGCCGCACGCCTTTAAAGCCATCATCCGCAACACCGTTAGCAAGCTGCAATGTTGTATAGCCGCGCTCGTTAGCAAGCAGAACTGCTTCGCGCAATTTCTTTTGTGTGTAGTCGATGATCTCATTAGCCGACGAGCTGGGCATAGCAAGGATGCGTTGAACCGTCATTGATTTTGGATCAAACTTAAGCGGGCCGAGCCGACGCGACGGCGCCAGGGATCGCCCGTCTCCTAATTCCTTGAATGTCTTTTTAATCATGCGCGAATATGACGGGCGCAATATTCCCGTGAGGTCGTTCTTCGAAGCGATCGGTAGTAACTCACCGGCCAGCCCGATCGCGTCTAAAGAGATCGGTAACTTAATTACGAGCGTATCTGAATCGGTGGCCATATATCGACCCAACACGCCATCGACCCGATTCACTAATCCCTTGAAAAACTTGTCTAGCTTCGGCTCTAGGTAATCGGCTTCCTCAAGTCGCAGCTCAATCATCGCGTTCAAATAATCTTGCATGCCTTCGGGCGCCGGTTTGTCAGCGTCGGGCGTATAAGGTGAATCAGGAATCAATAAAGGTGGGGCGGCTTTCTGACTTTCCCAATCCACCGATAGCGTTTGGGTCGGTGCCGGTAACTGCATTACGGGCGCAGTTTCATCCATGCCTAATTCGAGAGCCGTTAACGGCACGCGGCGAACTTCGCCTTGGTCTAATGGATCGAGACCGAGCGCGCTCCGGGCCTCATTTAAACTAATTAATCCCGCGTCCCATTGCTTGGTTGTGCGGTCGGTGATCTCAGTCAAATCTTCGGTGAGTGCTTGCACGCTTGAAAAGTCTGCTTCGAGATATCCGGCGTTCGCGAACTCGTACCCGAAACAGTTATTCAAGAAACGCGTGATACGCCCCGCCAGGGGAATCATTGATTCATAAAACCACGTTTTGCGGGCTTCCCGATAGTTGGAATAGGTGGCGCGGTTTAACCCGACCACTGAGCCGATGAGAATTGGCGGCACGTTACCGAGCGCCATACAGATCCGCGTTTCAGTCGTATCGCGTAATTCCGGAAATGCCATATCTGATATTTTCTCGCCGAGACGCTCATAGGTTGCATCCTCATCGAGCACGGCCAGCTTGCCGACATTGTTACCGCCGAACGATGAACGCCAGCGCGAACGAATCATGCTCGCTTCGTCGGGGTTCTGAATTTTACGCTTCACCTTCAGCAGCCCCGACGGCGTGCCGCTATTCATAAAGAATGATTTCGCGTATTCGATTTGTGCCAAGTCTAAATTAATAACGGCGGCGATAGGTGTTAACGGACTTAGGCCATATAAATCATTGGCCAGGTTTGCAAATTTCATATGCGCCAAATCAGACGGGCTTATGTAGTAGCGCTTCCCGTTCACTTCGTATTCATAGCGAGCGACACCTTTCCATTCGTCGCTTTTTATTGTCACGCGGTCCGGGCGTAGCAATCGCATGCCGACCATTCGGCCGGCTGAGTTTCTGATTTTATACAGATACACATTCCCCGCGACATATAACATCGAAACCAAATCATCAAGGAACGAATAAAAGTCTTGTTCGGGATTAGGTTTTTCTATTATCTGGACAATGGGATTATTGGCCGATGCCTGGACCGGCTGCGTACTGGTTTGAAGCATGACGCGATAGGCTGGCTCGGCTGCGGCAGTAGATAGCGCTCGAATACATGCGTACACAATCGCATCGTGATTCATTGCCTCACGGGCGTATTCCGCGACGTCT